AATTAAAACTTAAATATAATCGAAATCAAGATGGATATAAAAAACATAAAAAAAGAGATTATAAAAGCTGGTGAATTAGCTGTTCATCAATTGATTAAAGTAGCAAAAGCAGATATTATTAAATACGATAGCGAAGACGATCTTGCTGCTGATAAATTAAAAAATGCAGCTGCTACTAAAAAATTAGCAATATTTGATGCGTTTGAAATACTAAAAAGAATACAAGAGGAGAAAGATTTATTAGATGGAGTTGATACTAAAATAAATAATACACCAAAGGGATTTGCAGAATCAAGATCAAAATAGATTATATATTGAACTTTTAAATATAGTTCCTAAAAATGTTTTGTCAATAAAAAACAGAGCTAAGACTTGGACTTATGGATACAATGAAAAATACAATTTTGTTGTTATTTCACGCACAGGTCAAATTGATCAAATAATAAACATACAGGGATTAAACATTGCCCTTCCTAAAATATCTAAAGAAGTATATAAAAGGTCTGAAAAAAAAGACGAACAATACTGGGAAGCGAAAATTATACCAAAACAATTACTAAAAATAAAATCCATATTTCAATGGCATAATGCTCCTGCAAGTTTTAAAAACGAATGGGTTGATTATATAGAAAGTCAATTTGATTACAGAGAACAAGGTTATTGGTTTATGAATAATGGAAAACCTACATATATAACTGGATCTCATTGGATGTATATTCAACATACAAAAATTGATGTTGGTCTTCCAGATTTTAGAGAAGCGAATAGAATTTTTTATATTCATTGGGAGGCTTGTAAGGCAGATAAAAGAAGTTTTGGAAATAGTTATTTAAAAATAAGACGTTCTGGATTTTCTTATATGGGTTCTGAAGAGTGTGCTAATATAGCCACCATTACAAAAGACGCAAGGATAGGTATATTATCTAAAACTGGTTCTGATGCAAAAAAAATGTTTACCGACAAAGTTGTTCCAATAGCAAATAATTATCCTTTCTTTTTTAAACCTATTCAGGATGGTATGGATAAACCAAAAACTGAATTAGCTTTTAGAGTTCCAGCTTCTAAAATTACTAAAAAAAATATGTATGAAGAAGATGTTGATTTAATTGAAGGATTAGATACCACTATTGACTGGAAAAATACTGGAGACAACAGTTATGATGGTGAAAAATTACAATTATTAGTTCATGATGAAAGTGGTAAATGGGAGCGACCAGACAATATATTAAATAACTGGCGAGTTACAAAAACGTGTTTACGTTTAGGTAGTAAGGTTATTGGAAAATGCATGATGGGTTCAACATCAAATGCGTTAGACAAAGGAGGGGCTAATTTTAAAAAATTATATTACGATTCTGATTGTGCTAATCGTAATTCAAATGGTCAAACTAAAAGTGGTCTATATAATTTATTTATTCCTATGGAATGGAATATGGAAGGATTTATTGATATACATGGAATGCCTGTTTTTCATAATCCACCAAAACCAGTGCTTGGAATAGATCGTGAAATGATTACTCAAGGAGCAATTAATTATTGGCAAAATGAAGTAGACTCATTAGCAAGTGATCCAGATGCTTTAAATGAATTTTACAGACAGTTTCCAAGGACAGAATCTCATGCGTTTAGAGATGAAAGCAAGCAATCAATATTTAATCTTACAAAAATATATCAACAAATAGATTATAATGATTCCTTAATTACTGATAGGTATGTAACGCAAGGATCTTTTTCGTGGGAAAACGGAATTAAAGATAGTAGAGTAATTTGGACGCCTAATAAAAGAGGTAGATTTTTTGTAACTTGGTTTCCTGAAAAGGCATTACGAAATAATGTTGTAATAAAGAACGGAAAAAAGTATCCAGGTAATGAACACGTTGGAACTTTTGGATGTGATTCTTATGATATTTCAGGTGTTGTTGTCGGTAAAGGATCTAACGGTTCTTTGCATGGTTTAACAAAGTTTAACATGGCAAATGCGCCAAGTAATGAATTTTTTTTAGAATACATAGCTCGTCCCCAAACAGCTGAGTTGTTTTTTGAGGATGTTTTAATGGCGATGGTGTTTTATGGAATGCCTATTTTATGTGAGAATAATAAGCCCAGGCTTTTATATCATTTAAAAAATAGAGGGTACAGAGGGTTTAGTGTAAATAGACCTGATAAACATTATAATAAATTATCAAAAACAGAAAAAGAGTTAGGTGGTATACCAAATTCAAGTGAAGATGTAAAGCAATCACACGCTTCTGCTATTGAATCGTACATAGAAAAACACGTTGGATTAGATATGGAGGGATCATATAGAGATAGAGATGATATGGGAATTATGCATTTTCACAGAACATTAGAAGATTGGGCAAAATTTGATATTAGCAATAGAACAAAGTTTGATGCTTCAATTAGTTCAGGATTAGCAATTATGGCTAACCAGAAACACCTCTATACTCCGACTAAAGAAAAATCAAAAATAACCATTAACTTTGCAAGATACAATAACACATCCTCTGTGAGTAAATTACTTAAATAAATGAAAGACGTAAAAATACAAGTTAACTCCGCAGCATTTCCAGATCAATTTGCTTCTGACTCAGTTAAGGATACAATGGAGTTTGGCCTTCAAGTAGGTCAATCCATACAATATGAATGGTTTAGAAGAGATGGAGGGTCTTGTAGGTTTTATAATCAATGGGCTGATTTTAATCGTTTACGATTATATGCTCGTGGTGAGCAGTCAATTGCAAAGTATAAAAATGAAATTTCTGTTGATGGTGATTTAAGTCATTTAAATTTAGACTGGACTCCAGTTCCAATTATACCAAAGTTTGTGGATATAGTTGTTAATGGAATGTCTGATAGATTATTTAAAATTAAAACATACGCACAAGATGTAATGTCTGCTGAAAAACGAAATGTATTTCAAGATATGATTCAGGCAGATATGGTTGCAGCTCCTTTATTGCAGCAATTAGAAAAAGATTTCGGAATACCTGTTTTCAGTGTAGCCGAAGAAGAACTTCCAGGGAATGATGAAGAGATGGAGTTGTATATGCAGATGAAATATAAGCCAGCAATTGAAATAGCAGAAGAAGTTGCTATCAATACTTTGTTGGATAGTAATCATTATCCTGATATAAATAAAAGAGTTAACTACGATCAGATGGTTTTAGGTATTGGTATGTGTAAACATACTTTTTTACCTGGCGCTGGTGTTCAAGTGGATTATGTAGATCCAGCAAATGTAGTTTATAGTTATACTGAAGATCCATTTTTTAAAGACAATTTTTATTGGGGAGAAATTAAAACTGTTCCTATAGGGGAACTTATTAAAATTGATCCTGATTTATCATTGGCTGATTTACAAGAAATTTCTAAGTATAGTCAAGATTGGGCGCAATATTACGATGGAGCAGCTGCTTATAATAATAGTATGTTTAGTAGAGATACAGCTACATTATTATATTTTAATTACAAATCTACACATTCTTTTGTATATAAAAAGAAAGAAATGCCTGATGGCAGTTTTAAAACTGTACAAAAAACTGATGAGTTTAATCCTCCTAATGAAATGATGGATGAGGGTAAATTTGAAAGAGTAGAAAAAAGAATAGATGTATGGTATGATGGTGTAATGGTTATGGGTACTAACATTATGTTGCAATGGAGATTAAGTGAAAATATGGTTCGTCCAAAATCAGCTAATCAATATGCAAGACCTAATTATATTGCTTGCGCTCCAAGAATGTACAAAGGAGCTGTTGAATCTTTAGTTCGTAGAATGATTCCGTTTGCGGATTTAATTCAAATGACGCACTTAAAGATTCAACAAGTTGTTTCTCGTGTAGTTCCAGATGGTGTTTTTATTGATGCTGATGGATTAAATGAGGTTGACTTAGGTACTGGCGCTGCATACAATCCAGAAGATGCTTTACGATTATACTTTCAAACAGGTAGTGTTATTGGTAGAAGCTATACTCAAGATGGAGAATATAACAATGCAAAAGTTCCAATTACTCAATTAACTGCTAATAGTGGTGCAAGTAAAATGCAAATGCTAATAGGAAATTATAATCATTATTTAGATATGATTAGATCTGTAACAGGATTAAATGAAGCAAGAGATGGAAGTATGCCTGATTCTAATTCATTAGTTGGTATAAATAAATTAGCAGCTTTAAATTCAAATACAGCAACAAGACATATTTTACAAGCAAGTTTATATATGACAAGAAGTTTAGCAGAATGTTTATCTATTAGAACGTCTGATATTTTAGAATATGCAGAATTTAGAGATGAGTTTGCTATGCAAATTGGAAAATATAATCTTCAGATTATAGAAGAAATTAAAGAATTGTATTTATATGATTTTGGTATTTTTATAGAGATGTCTCCTGATGAAGAAGAAAAAGCTGTGTTAGAGCAGAATATTCAAATGGCTTTGTCTCAAGGAAATATAAATTTAGAAGATGCTATAGACATTAGAGAGATTCATAATTTAAAAATGGCTAATCAGTTATTAAAACTTAAGCGTAGACAAAAGGAAGAAAAAGAACAAGCGCAACAAGCACAACAACAAGAGATGCAATCGCAGCAACAAATGCAAGCGCAAGAAGCTGCTGCTCAACAACAAATGCAAATAACACAAGCAACTTCAGCCGCTAAAATGGAAACAATGACAGCTCAGAATCAAATGGCGATTCAGAAAATGCAAATGGAGGCTCAGTTAAAAACTAAGTTAATGGAAGTTGAATTTAACTTTCAAATGCAGTTAAAAGGAGTTGAACAATCTCAATTAGACGATAGAGAAAAAAGTAGAGAAACAAATAAATCTGATAGATTAAATAATCAATCTTCTAATCAATCAAGAATGATTGAACAAAGAAAACGTAATTTACCATCAATAAACTTTGAGTCTAATGAAGACAGTTTAGATGGATTTGATTTCTCAGAATTTAACCCAAGATAATTAAATTAAATAGTATTAACTTTATAAAAATTAAATCAAATGGAATTTAAAGTAAAAGAAGTAACAAAAGAAGAAAAGTCTCGTGTTCAAGTTGAAACAGAAATGTTAAAAAAACATGAGGAAAAATTTGAAGATACATCATCTGATGATAATGGAATAGAAAAAGTCAATATGACTAATCCTAATCCTGTTGAAGAAACGGAAGTAGTTGATACTCCTGTTGAAGCTGAATTACCAGAATTAAATGATGATGACGTTCTTTCATATATTAAAAAAAGATATGACAAAGACATTAACTCTGTCGATGATTTGTTTGCGGAAAAAGAGGCAAATAATGATTTACCAGAAGATGTGTCTGCGTATTTAAAGTATAAGCAGGAAACTGGACGTGGTATTAATGACTTTTATAATTTACAAAAAGACATTGATAGTATGGATGACAATGCTGTACTTGCTAACTATTATGCATCTACCGAAGAAGGATTGGATGAAATAGACATTCAAGATATTATTGACGAAAAGTTTAGCTTTGATGAAGATTTAGACGAACCGAAAGAAATCAAGAAAGTTAAGTTAGCGAAAAAAAGAGAACTTGCAAAAGCAAAGAAATTTTTAAATGATGAAAAAGATAAGTACAACATTCCTCTTGAGTCAAGTGGGGGTGCATTATCCAAAGATCAAGAAGAAAATATTAATGCTTATAAAAGTTACGTAGAGGAATCTAAAAGTTTAGAAGAGAAAAACAGAGTAAAAGCAAAGTTTTTTACAGACAAAACAAATGAAGTGTTTAGCAGCGATTTCAAAGGTTTTGATTTCAATGTGTCTGATAGTAAACTTAACTTTAAACCTGGTACTGCGGAAGAATTAAAAAATGTTCAATCAAATGTTGGCAATTTTATTGGCAAATATTTAGATGATAATGGATTAATAAATGATGCAGTAGGTTATCACAAGGCTTTATCGGTAGCGATGAACCCTGATAAATTTGCTCAATATTTCTACGACCAAGGCGTGGCTAATGCTGTGGACAATGTTTCGAGAAAATCAAAAAACATAAACATGGACATAAGGCCTGCATCACAAACTGTTTCAAAAGATGGTATGAAGATACGCCCTATTAGTAGTAATAATAGACATGAAAACGGAAGAGGACTCAAAATTAGAAGTAGAAAAAATAATTAAACAATTAAAAACAATTAAAAAATGGCAGTAAATTTAACACCAGGATTTGACTTGCAGCCAAGTGCGCAGCAAACTCCGTTATCAACAAACTACATAAACAACTTTGATTTCTTGAATCAGTATCTTCCAGATACTTACGAAAAGGAATTTGAGCGTTATGGAAACAGATCAGTAGCATCATTCTTAAGAATGGTAGGAGCTGAAATGCCTTCTAACTCAGATTTAATTAAATGGGCAGAACAAGGTAGATTACACACAAAATATCAAGGATGTACTTCTGCTTCAG